CTTAGCTTTTGCGTATTTTGGAGCGTTATTATAAATAAACTCTACTGCATCGTTTGGGTTGTATTCTTTCATTTTAGGGCCATCCATAAACCAACTTGTGCAAAAGAATAACCCAGCCAAATCATAGCGTTTGGTATAGAGCCTTTACGTAATTGCAATACGCCTACCATCAAATATCCAAGCCCTGTTGCTGCGATAATGGTTTTTTCCAACACTTGTATTCCCCCCTATTTCCTAGTTCGTATTGCGTTTTAAAATCTTTAAGTAATGCTTCTGGTAACTGGTGCTTTGAAATATACAATCTAAACTTAGCCAAACCCCACTCTGATCGCCATTTACATAGCTGGCGCACTCCTGCTTTATGTATTGCCTCTAGATCGAAGTTCCCGCTGTTTGATGACATAATCCTTCATTTCATAATAGCTGTTAAAGCGGGCCAATTTAGGGTCTTTACCACATTCAATTCTATACGCTTCTTCAATCTGATCGTTAGTTATTAACGGATTTTTCTTTTGTGTAATAACTGATTCTGAAACCCACTCAGCTTTGAATCCAGCCCAACCTCTTTCGCAACACATCTGCATTACATCAGAGAGGGACATTTTAGCCTTATCTGCTTCTCGCTGTAATCCTTTAAAAGCAGTTTCAGTCCATTTAGCTTTCTTGGCTTTGCGAACTTCTAAGAAATCTTTAAACAAAGAATCAGATACACCTTCAGGTGTTTTTAATTGGTTCTTGGTTAATGGTTCTTGGTTCTTGGTTTGCATTGGGGGGTGTTTAGGGGGGCTATCGCCACCCTTTGCCCACCTCTTTTCAGCCCCTTTGCGACCCCCATCTTGCATGGCCTTGTATTTGGCTAATTCTTCGTCAGCTCGTTTGCTATGGTAATAACCATCTTCGCCCTCATAAAAAAAATCGCCCAAAATCATAATTACTGTTTCAGGAGTAGTTCTTGCCAATCTAGCTATTGTTTGTATATCTGGCGGAAAAGGTTTTTCATTGAGGTAATACCAATCCATCATTCTTCGATAAGCAAGGTCTTCTTTATCGTTTAAATGGCTTGTGTGGGCGAGATAATCGCCAATGTGGAAGGGGTAAAAATTCACTTTATTCCTTTGTCAAAGGTAGTCAAAAGGGTGGACTGGGCAGATCGGTGACTAATCGACTTTTCGGTTGCGAACCTAGCCTGTCCATAGAGTTTACTACAGCTTATTTCTTTTTAGTTTGTTGTTTTTTTACAACAGTTTTCTTTGGAATAGTGTCCAAAACGCTTGAAACATGAAACATCTCCCCGTTACGTTCCATCATTATAGCTTCTACCAAAGTGCAAGTCATTCCTTGCTGGACAAGAAAATGCAAGCCTTCCCTGTCGTAATGCACATGGACTTCGGCTGATCCATCTTTGTTTTCTTTAATTTTCTTAATTAAAATTTCCATTAGTGTTGTCCATTAAAAGCAACTGGGCCAAGCGCATTTAACAAATCACGATGCGCTTTAACTTCGTTAGTTAAAAAAACAATTCGTTCTTGCAAAACTTTAATTTCTAAATCTGCTTGTTTAAGCATATCTACTAACATTTCTTCTCTGTTCATAATAATTCAGGCCAAATTAGATGCCAGGATTGAGGAAATAAATCCTTGCGTGTGATTAAACCATGCGACTCCTTTTCAAGAGTTGCCCCTAATACTGCAAAGTGTGCTGCTGGAATGTTGTTTTTTCGCCACATTGATACAGCGTGAGGTGAAACGCCTACTAATTTAGCCACTTTTGTAGTACCCCCAAGCAGATCAATAATTGCCGAATCTGTGATTTTTAGCTTCATTCAGGAATCTTACACCATAAGTAATTATTTTTGCAAAGGTATTGACAAGCCTATCAATTTGCTTACAATCAGTGTTATAGCAACTTCGCTATGTCATTTAAGGGGAATTTAAATGGATGAGTTGTATCAAGTTATGACCGAAATGGAGCAACGCTTGGAATTAGCGTTAGACAACATGGAATACGGCACAGAACTGTCGCAAGACGATGTAGATGTAATTCGTGCTGCTTGCGGTAAACCAAACAACAAGCGCAACAATCTATTGCAATCCGTGTTTGATGATTTTGGTAAAGTTTTTGGGGGAAATCATGCAAAGTGAATCAATAGCTAATTTAGCTAAAGCCTTGTCAATCGTGCAAGGAAAATTAACATACGCAAAGAAAGACTCAGAAAACCCATTTTTTAAATCTAAATATGCAGACTTAGAATCGGTATGGGATGCGTGTCGTGATCTGTTATCAGCTAATGGACTAGCAGTAGTTCAGTTACCTGGCGAATATTTTGAAGGCACAATGGCCCTTACAACAATTATTACGCATAGCTCTGGCGAATGGATTAGTCAACAGATGTCTTTGCCTGTAACTAAACCTGATGCACAAGGAGCTGGCTCTGCGCTTACCTATATGCGTAGATATGCTCTTGCAGCAGTAGTTGGCGTAGTGCAAGCCGATGACGATGGCAACGCAGCTTCTGCGCCCAAGCAAGTTAAATCAAGTTCAACAATGAAGTCTGTAGCAGAAGATATTTTATAAGGGGAAACACATGGCATATACACCAAAAGAAGGTTCAGGAAGTCTTTTCAAAAATGAGCGTAAGGCTTCTGAAAACCATCCTGACTTTACTGGAACAATTATGGTCAACGGCAAGGAACATTACTTATCTGCCTGGACTAAGACTTCCACTAAAGGATCAAAGTTTCTTAGCGTATCAATCGGCAAAGAAAAAATCCCACAAGGATTTAAACCAGCAGGATCAGACGAGTTACCAAAGGATGATCCGTTTATAGATGATAGTACCCCGTTCTAAAGGAGAACACTATGCAGAATCAAATTAAGAATCTTATTACCGAAAGTTCCAAGTTAAGCTGGCAACCAGTTGGCGTAGATGAAGAACAGCAACTCATTAGTTTTAAACCTGAAGATTTGTTGTCTGTGATTAAAGCGGTTCTGCACGTTGCTGCCGATATGTGCGAAAACTATTATGATTCAGAGCGTATTATTAACTATGCACAAGGAATTAAATGAGTTGCCAAGTATGTAAATTTTTTGTATTCAATCAAAATGATATGATGGGAGCTTGTAAGCTCAATCCTGTGGTTGTTAATAAAATGCCTCAGGACTGGTGCGGTCAAGAGATTCCAAAAGAATATGAAGAATTTGTTGCTCCAAAGGCTACAATCGTTGCCCAAGAAACAACATACGATATAAACACGGATGCAGTAAAACCAAAAAGGGGAAGAAAAAATGCAGGAACAAAAGAGTGAAAATGGACATTGGTATGATAAAGACGGAAACCCGTTCTATACCATTGAGCGATCCGATGGCAAAGGGATGCGAAACACCACTTTGCGAGATGCAAAGAAACTGGGCCTATTACCGAGCGTTACTACCATTTTGTCGGTGGCGGCAAAACCTGGACTCCAGAATTGGCTTCAGCAGCAGGCTATCCTTGCAGCCTTAACACTACCACGCAATGAGGGCGAGTCTGAGGAAGATTACCTAGACCGAGTTCTTAACGACTCTAAGGCACAAGGCAGAGATGCAGCCGACAGAGGAACACAGATACACGGCATTTTAGAGGCTTATTTCAGCCAAGTTTTACTGCCTGAAGTACCTGAATATTGCAAGAACGCAGATAACGCCTTAAAAGCCTCGTTTGGCAATCGTTTATGGGTTACTGAGAAGTCTGGTAGCCATGAGCTAGGCTTTGCTGGGAAAGTGGACTTACACGCTAAAGGCGATAAAGTTAAGGGCATAGTCCCCGTAGTTGCAGATTTCAAGACAAAAGAAGTCCCCTTAGAAAAGGTCGTTCCATACGAGGATCATATCATGCAGTTGGCTGCCTACCGAGAACTCTTGGGGCTTTCGGATGCTAGGTGCGCTATTGTCTTTGTCAACGGATTGACCAATGAAGTCAAGGTATGCGAGATTGAGGAAGCGGAGTTGCAAAAGGGCTTAAAATGCTTTTTCCATTTGCTACGTTTCTACCAAATAAAAAGCGGATTGGTCGTATAATATTCATTGGGGCTGGGTTGGTGATCCCCCGCCAAAATTCCTTCCGTGAGGTCTCAGCCCCACCTTAATGTTGCTTTTACGCAACTCAGGGTTTTCCTTAGAAAATATTGTTTGCGTTTTGTGGCATACAAAATTATTATTTTTATATCAGGTCACTGACACTATTCGGCACAGGCTATAGGAAGCGACATGTATACAAAAAGACTTTGACCTGATACTTTTTAACTTAGGGGGAATTATGAAAATAGCAATTATTGAATGGGTAGGCGTAATACTGCTTGGTCTTGTCTTGGGCGCAATGTTTGGATTGGGGTTCTAAATGGAACAAATCCACGAATTTGAAAGCCCAGACTTTGCACAATACAAGTGTTACAAAATGGGCGGGATATTGCATATTCCTCATTATGTTAAACCTGGCGTTTATGTAGCTCCCTGCATCAAGATTGTGAATCAGTTTGGTCGTAGCGAATACCCAGCTCGTTATTTTTACAAGCATGAGCTATTAGCAATGGGTGCAGTAGAAGTAATGGAAACCCTTTGGAAAACTACAGCGAGGGACTCAAAATGAACGCTTATAAATTAGCAGAGGAATTGCAAAGAGCAATAGCTGACAACATGACCGATTTGGTTTGTGTTCAAGACGCAGCCACTTTGCTTAGAAAACAAGCAGATGACCTTGAATATATGCAAGATCAGTTTGATAGGGCCATAGAGTTTTTAGCTAAATGCAATGGCTGGAGCAAAACAAAATGAACGCAAATGAACTAGCTGATAAATTAAAGCAAGGTCATTGGGAAGGCGGCACAAGAGAACAAGCAGCCACCATGCTACGACAGCAACAAGCTGAATACTATTCTTTACTTGTTAATCACGACAAACTTTATGCAAAAGTAGTAGAGCAACAAGCTGAAATAGAGGCGTTGAAAGCAAAGACACTAACACCATTAACTGATGAAGAAATAGAAATTGAATGTCGGAAAGCATGGAATCTAAACGACCAATATCGACTTAACTTGGAAGAAGTTATTAGATTTGCCCATGCAATACTAAGAAAGGCACAAAATGAACAATGAACCAGTAGCGTGGAGAAATCTATGCGTAAGCAATATCGGTGAAGATTCTGAATGGATTTATAACGAAATTGGTCAAGGTGAACCACTCTACACCCATCCAGCAGACCTAACCGATGATGAAATAATTGAAATTTGGAGTGGCATGGAAACTGACACAGGCGAACAAAACATTATTTTTGCTAGAGCAATACTAAGAAAGGCGCAGGAGAAATGAG